TGCTCACAAGAAAACCGCACCCCAATGTTGTTGTTCGAATTCGAAGCAGCATTGTTCCAATTCGAGCAACGAGAACCTGAATTCGCTCCATTGTTCCAGTTACCGCCAAGGATGACAGCATCTTTACCCATTCTGACCTTTGCGCTTAACAATCCAAGAATTCACCATAGAGCCAACTTCTGCAATAAACATTAATGCTGTTTCATGCTGATGCTTGCTAATACACTTTATTTTTGGAGTTGCTAAGAAACGCAACCAAAACCGCAAATGCGCTAAACCTGCATCTGCAATATAAACCTTACCAATTTGATTTGTTTTACCAGCTTCATAAAACAATTCTGCCTGACCAAATAAAACTTTTAAAAACATATCTCTAGCAATCCCATGCCTTCTAGGAATTGATTGAGCTATTGGGTACAGATAAGCAATTACTCTTTCATACTGCTCCATAATTGCCATCTGGTCATAGTTAGATACTGGTTCTTTTATAACTTCCATATCGGGCTTTCGCCCTTTTAATCAAGTAACAGGTGGTCACAAGAGAACCGCACCCCAACGTTGCTACTCGAACTCGAAGCAGCATCGCCCCAATCCGAGCAACGAGAACCTGAATCCGCTCCATTGTTCCAGAGACCGCCAAGGAGGACAGCTTTAGGCGCATTGTATTCTGAGCCTCTACCTTCTGTGTTGGCGTTCCATGCGGCACTTGCAAATGGGCCAGCCCTGTCATCACCCCATACCCACATTACTCCAGCCGATTGCATTACGCCCCACTTAGAGGTGTATGCGGCATTGAGAATAGTTGAGCCTTGATCTGAGCCGATAGAGCTTGCCTCAGTTGTGCCATAAGCCATTGCCATAAACTCTCTTTGAGTTAAAAGGCGCTTACCAAAGGCACTAGCTAATTCGCATGATTCAAACCATGTTAATGAGCCATAAGTAGTAGAGCCATTGCCACCAAATTTAGTAGGCACTTTAGGCGGACTAGAGCCATCGGCAATAGTGACATTATATTTAGATGTACCATTAGCATCGCAATCAGTATTGGCTAAATAAATATCTACCCAAAATCCATCAGCTACTAATGCCATTCCTCTTGGGTCATTACAAGCTGGTCTCCATTTCAAATCCCAGAATGAGTATTCATTAATCTGAGCTGTAGTATTACCACCTGATTGAGCTGTAGCATTGCCACCAGCAGCATAATGAAAGCCGCCAACTTTGCGAGCATTAGCAGTAGGTGGGCTTGTATGATTAGAAGTAGCTTGTAAAGTACCATCTGTCTTAGCCCAAATTGCATAGTCTGTACCAGCAGCCAAAGTAGGCATAGTAATGCTAGTGCCACTTGCAATAGTTTTAATCGAGCCATTTACATCTACATATAAAATGCTAGATGTAGTTGCTGTGCCATTGCCTGTTTTTGTCCATGCTGGAATAGTAGGATCTGACTTACGAAATAAACCTCTAATGGATGTGACGCCTAAAGCTGCAATAGCCTGAGCTACCCTTAAAGGTGACATCGTTCTAATAGCTGATTCTGTACCCGCTTCCATTTCGACTTGAGATGCCACAATCGTAGCTAAATCTGACAAAGTTACAGAGCCTATTGCTGTCAAAGCATCTGTTGATTGATTTAGTGTAAATACACTAATCCACGCATCATTATCTGCGTTGCGAATTTTAAAGAGATTGTTTGTAGTGTCATACCAAGGCATATTTGCAAAAGTAGTAGTAGGCGCAGAAGCTCCCGAGTTATTACTAACTAATGCCTCAAGAGCGTCATTTAAATCTGCTCTAAACGCTGGAAAGCCTTGATTGGCTATATTCATATCATGTTGCATATATTCTCCTAAGTTACAAGTTCACCATAGCCTTTAGCTACATAGTCCATTGTCCTGCTAACCACAGTACCGCTTGCGTTCTTGAACCTAATTGTAAATCCTGACGCTGATTTTGTGGGTATTTCGTAATAGTCGCCTTGTGATAAATTTTGTGCCATGATACCAATGCTAGGAGATACTTTAAAGGATGGTGTAAATGTAACAGAATATCCACCGCCATCAGTTCCAGTAGAAATATCATTACCGCCAATTACTCTATCAGGCATATCTACATTAATTCTTAATACTTTTAATATTGGACTAGCTGTTTCATCGCTAGATGTCAAAATAGCCTTAAATCTAAATCCTCTAGCAGTGTAATCACCTACAAAGAACTGGCGATAGTCTGTCCATGTAGGTGTTGCATTTGGGTCGTCATTAGTCGTAGATACCCATAATTCCACATTAGTGTCATCAAAGCTGTCTGGGTCACCATCAAACTCACCTAAAGTGGCATCAAATAAGCCTTCTTTTGAATCAAATGTATTTACATAATCAACCCTACCAACCTCTACATAGCTCGTAATACGGCTTGTATATACATTTCCTAAATCCAATACCTCAGCAAATTCGTATGTGCCGTAGGTAGATGTAGTTCCACCACCGCCATCGAATAGCCCCACAACTTCGTCAAAGTCGCCAGAAACGCTATCAAAATCCACTGCCGTATCAAGAATTAATCCATCGTCACTAACCGAGCACTCATATTTACTTCCTGTAAATAAAGGAGATTCAGTAATCGTTTCAATAACATTTAACCCTGTAATGTCATTTACCAATGCCACTGAAGCTGTGGCGTTAATAGAAGCGTTGTCTAGTTTGTCATAAGCCTTAATAAAGTATGTGCCTGTCATTGCAGGGACAACAATAGACACAGCAGGGCGAGATACTTTAAAGACTAAATCAACAGCATCAGAGTATGTTGCGCCAGTAGTTAATCTTGAATGGCGAATACGATAATGGGATAAGTCTAAATCACCTACTGGACTCCAGCTTAAATGAGCCTGAGTTCCAATAATATTAATAGAGAAATTCTCTACATCTGCTGGTGGCAAAGTTTTGCCGTAAATCGTATGGTTTAATGTTGTTGGTACGCTTTTTTTGTTAATGCTGTTAATAGCGATTACTTTAAACTGGTAATCTCCTTCTAATGCGCTACGAATATCAACAGAAGTAGATGATGTGTTTGGCAAAGTAATGTAGTTTCTGTCGCCTACTTTGTACGAAAGTTGGTAGGCTGTAGCACCATCTACAGGACTCCACGAAACTGTTACTAAAACTTTAATATCAGCCCCGTCTTCATATAATGCTTCTGTTGCTACAATATTGCTTGGCGCAACTGGAACTACAGACAAATTGCTTATAGTTCTTGGCTGTAGTTTTAATCCTTGTTCAATGCTCGCATATTTATCAGGATTATGTGCCAATGCTGTAATGGCTATTCCATCTTTATCTTCTACTGCTGAAGTAACCCTAAATGTTTGTAAAGATAGTGTAGATGTTTGAACCATCCATATTGCATTATGCGATGGCACTTGGCTAAACGGATTTGAAACAGTAATTTCATTTGTTGAAACTGATGAAATAGCCCTAGATTCAAGTGTTCCATCTGGCAATATTACTGATAAAGTTCCTGTGCCAATATTAGCAATTCCACTCACATCTTGATCTACGCTAATAACAGCACTTGTTGCGCTAGATATTCTGCCACCAATACGAGTTCCAGCCCTATCTTTATCAGCAACTTGAATGACTTGTGAAGGTCTAATAACATTGCCTTCAAGACCAGTTTTAAATGATATTACTTCTGTTTCTGATTGCTCAGTATATAAAATCCATCTTCCAACACGATTGGCTTGTCCTCTTGAAGTGCATCCTACAGCAACTACTTCAGTCTGAATAATTCCATAACGGATAATCCCGTCAGCATCTTCTACATACTCAACCTTTTGAGTGTATCTATCTTCTGGATCGTTCCAAGTTACCAAAGCAACGGTATGGCGAGCCTTTAATGAGCTACCAACATAATTAAACATTCCATCAATAACATTGGCATTAGTGAATTGATATACAGGGTCAGATGGAGCGTCATAGCCTAGAGTAATAGAACCGCTAGACCAATATGGCATACCTCTAAATATAGAAGCCATGCTATTTACTAGCGTGTATGCCTCTTGTCTATTTTGCAAATAAAGATTACAAGTATATCTAGGCTCTGTTCCACCAAATCCGTCTGGCACTAATTCATCACAATAGCGACCAATAGAATACAAAGTCCATTTATCAACTTGTGATTCTGGGATAAAATCACCTAGACCATAGCGAGTATTAGTTAGTAAGTCATAAAAGCACCAAGCAGGGTTATCTGTCCATGCTACTGTAAATGTGCCATCCCATATTCCTGTATATGCTCTAGTTAATGGATTGTAATTTGAAGGTATTTTTACTTTTAATAGCTTTAGGTCATAAGCTCTAGTTGGAATAGAATCAAACTGAGAAGCATCAATTCTAATGCCAACGATAGCCGAGTTAGGATACCGAAACTTGCCATCAATAATTTCTGTATAAGATTCCCAATAAGTCTTGTTTTGCAAAGCCGAAGTTGTTGAGTCTGGTGTAATTCTGCGTACACGAACATCCCATGGAGCTTCCCCAGTTAATTCAATTCTATGGGATCGCTCATATTTGGATGTAGTTTTTCCGTTAATTGTGGCATATGGAGATCCGTAGTTACCTCTTGCTTGCTGTATTCCTTGCCCACCAAAGCCACTATAAACAATTCTCATTTCCCATAAATCAAAATCTCGTAACGGCATTGAAAATGTAGTTCCAAGAACTAAATTTCCTTCAAATTTTCCTGTTAAATAAACTGTATTTGGTCTTGCCGTAACCCCAGCAGTTAGCCATACTGTATCAGCTTGCTTTTTGTATTGCACCTCATATGAGCCTACAAAGCCATCTAAACTTACATCTATTTCTATTTGATAAACATTTTGGTTAGACTTAACTTGTGTGCTAGAAATAATATTAACAGCACCATTAGACCAAGTGGCTCCTAAAACTTGTGGCACATAACCACCACCATTAGATTGAATGTCAATCGCATATTGCACTGTACTACCGCTAATATCTCCATTGCTAGTATTTTGGCTAGTTAATTGTGGTACGGATACACGCACACGAACCGCATCCACTTCTGAGTTGCTAATTTGTCTTGTAATTGGAGTGGCATATTCAACTTGCACTCCTACACCATTCTCACTTTCTACGGCAGGAAAGCCTTGAATATAGGATTGGGCTTGTGTTCCGCTAGTGGCTACTACTGTAGCACCAGTAAAATTGAAACTTCCATTTTCGTTTTGAAGTGGAGTGCCATCAAAATAAACAGATTGCAAGCCATTAGCAAGACCTTCAATTTCACCTTCAGAAACTAAATCTAATACAGAAGCATAAGCAATTGAGCGTAATGAGTCTGGTGATTCTTGAGCAACACGACCACCACCACCACCGCCGCCACCTTTACCGCCACCACCACCACCAGAACCCCTAATCTTTTTACTCATGGCAATTCCTCTGCAACAATTCCTGCGCTAATTACGGCACTACCAACAATCATTCGACCATAACCTACAGGAACGGGGTAACCTTGTGCTATAGTGTTTACTGCCCCATTAAATGTATATGATGGTTTGTTGTCAGGGGAATTATTCATGTCTTGTGCTGAGCCATTTTGCTTTGGACTAAGAATACTTGCTGCTCCAGCTAAAGCCAACATAGCACCCACTGTAAATGCGTAAGAAGCCATTGTTGTTACGCTTACTCCAGTGGCTAATGCAGCCTCTACTGCAAACATAGCTGTAGGAACATAAAATGAGGCGACAACTAATGCAGCACCTAAAATAAACATACCAGTATCACCGCCAGCACCTTGTAATACTGGAACAATTTTTATTTCTTGCTTACCTGATGGGTTAATTAAATCTCCAATTAATTGTGCCTTTTTACCAACAATAACTTTGTAAGCTACTCCACGCTTTTCTGACTCAACCAAATGACGCTCTAAATTAGGAAAATTCGCACATAACGCTCTAATTGCTTCAGCAGGTGTGGCAATATCTAGCTTGAACTCTTTTCCAAACTCTTTGCCTAATTCTCCAAGCAATTTAACTGTTTTCATATTTCAAATAGTGCGTAGTGTTTTTCAAGTAATATCCACCAAAGACTTCTCTAGTAGATAGCCTTCCATGAATATGATGCAAGATTAATCCATCGCCTAAGTATAAAGCTCCATGATTAGGAACGCTAGAGTTAATCGTCATTAGTATGACATCACCAGTTTTCAGTTTGTCTTGAGTAGTTTCAATAAATCCTGCTTTGCCAAAATTGTCCAAATAAAGATTTTCGCCCCTTTTCCACCAATCGTCTGACCTATCAAAGTTTGGCAGATTAATATTGCGCTCTTGTTTGTACCAATCACGAATAATGGCATAACAGTCTAAAACACCATGTGACCAAGTTCTGCCTACTAATGGGGCAATATAACCCTTTGGCTCTATATATGCCCATTGTTCGCTAGGCAGTCCAATAATAAACCATGGCAATCCACTTGACTCACAAGACACTAAATCGGCTTGTGACGGGTTTACGCTAGTATTTGGATGGCTATGTACTACTGATACTATTTCGCCTTCCTGATCGGCTATTTCGTAGTCCTTTGGGTCAAGTATAAAGTTATCTGTCCCATTAGCTAGGTTACGACATGGGATATAGCGTTGCCTACCTTTAAATATGATGACTAAACCACAAGCCTCTCTAGGAGATTCTTCTTTTGCGTGGTTAGTGATCGCTAACTTAATATCATCATTTAGCTTCACTTTATTAAGCCCGCAGCTATAAAACCCCCGAACGGCAATTCATTATTTGTACCAAATCTAGCCTCGCATGAGCTTAGTCTTTTGCCACAAACATCTAATCCACTAGACGCTACAGCATTGTCATTAGCGTCAAAATAATTAGTCCCAGCATAACTGCACTCTGCACTGCGATAACGCCAAGGGCAAATATTCTGAATAATCTGCCGTCTTGGTAATTTAACTCCTTGCACATCAAATGAGGCTGATAACTCAAATTCAACTAATTGACGATTCTCATTTGCCTTATGCTCAATAAAATAAATATCATCAGGAAAGTATGCTGTATCGTCTGCATCAGGGTTTACACCACCATCAAAATTAACTGCATCTAGGTATTTAGCCATAGTGCGTTTTCTAATGACTTTTGCTCCCAATAAATCGTTATAAGCGATTGTCAGCGCAGTAATAATTCCCGTTACATTGGATGCTACCAATTTAGGTCTAGGCAATTGACCGCCAGCAGAAAACTCAAATCCAGTTGCTTCAATGGGATAGGCTACATACTCTTGACCTTGCCAAGTAATGTTTTGTCTTAATCCATTTGTGCCAGCGTGAAAATAATAAATATCTCCGCCAAAGCTAGTAGCGTCTAATTGAAATAACTCAATTATAGAGCTTGGTTCTAGCTTTTGAATTTCTGAGGTAATAGATTCTGGAGTCATGTTAAGCCTCAAAAACCTGCTGAAAAGTTGCTTGAATAGTGTTGCGATTAAATCCATCTATTGATTTAGACCATTCACTGCAAACATATTTGCCAGCAGATTCGCCATAAGGAGTCCAGTCAAATGACTCTACTCCACCTCTTGCTGTTAAGAAGGCATCAATGGCTTCCGCCTCTGTGTCCGTTCTATTTGCAAATGATAAAGACCATATTTGAGGATTATTATTTAAACCCATTGTGGCTCTTTGGGCGTAACCATCACCAAAAGCTATAGCATTAACTTTAGGCTGTAGCTTTTTTGTTGCGCCAAAATCAGGTATGTATGTAAATTCAGCCATTCTATGCTCCGCTTAGTAAGCCACCATTGCGCTGTTGCTTAACAATTTCTGCTTTAACTGCATTAGATATAACCACGCCAAGTTTGTTTGCATCAGAACTATTTGCATTAATCTTATCAGATCCATTCATATTTACTTGAACGGTTACATTATTAACATTACCACCAGCACCGCCAGCAGAAGGGTTATATTGTGCTGGAACAATCGCCTCTCCTTTGTGGATTTGGGCAATCATATCTTTAGGAACATAATTCGTACCAACAGCAAATGAAGGCAATGCGTTCATCTCACCGTAAGAAGATATAGTTCCACCAGCAGTAAAATCCGTTGCTACAGAAGATGGTGAGAAATAGGATGTTAGCGAAGTCAAACCAGCACCAATTAGCCCACCTAAAGCACCATTGCCACCACCGCCTAATCCAGCACCTAATAATGCCTGCTTAATTAAGATGCGCTGTATGTCTGCAATAACGCTTAATGCAAAGTCTGTAAAACTAGCTTTGCCTGTCATTGTGAACTGGACTATGGCATCTTCCATTCCCCTAAACGCATTGGTAAACGATGTGCTGACTTGAGTGCCGATATTGCTTGCATCTTCTCCATACTTCTTTATTGCAGCAGTAGCACCAGCTCCAAAAGTTCTTTGCTTTGCATAATTTATGTCATCCAAAGCCTGCTTCTCTTGCAGATAAAATTGCGCTCGTTGTCTAAATGTTTCAGCCTCAGTTGCGTTCCATCCTACAGTTTTTTCTTGGATAACACCTTCTAGTCGCTTTTGCTCTACTAGCTTTTGATATTCTCTTGTGGACATTTGAATTGCCATGCCCTGTTCACGCAAGATGTTATTAGCGGTCTTTTGCGCTGTAGCGTACTTTTCAATTTCAACTGTTTGCAGTGCAGTATGCTTTAATTCAATAAGCTGTTTAAGTTCTGCAATCTCTTGTTGGTTTAATCCAATTCCGTTTCTTTTTGCTTGGGCTTCTAGTTCAGCTAATACCATGCCCTTTTCACGCTCTGCATTAGATACGCCAATGTATTGCGCTTCAGCTCTAAACGCATCAATGCGTTGCTGTACTGTAATTCCTGCTTGCTCAGATGCTTTGTTGCCCTGAGTTGCAGCAGCAAAATCACCTCGCCTAGCTGCTTCTAATCGTTTAATTTCGTCTGTTTGTTTTCTAATCAGCAAAGTTAATTGCGTTTGTCTTTCTTCGTCAGGCTTAAACAAATCAGATGGCGCAAATGGAATAGACAAAGCTAAATAAGACTTTAATTTAGTGCCTACTTGTTGCTCACTTAACAATGATTGTAATTTTGCTTGTTCTACAATCAAATTTAAATCAAGCCACTTGTTCATTTCTTCACGCTGTTCAGCAGAAGCCTTGTTGTATGTTCTTACATAATCAACCCATCCATCAGCAGAACTGCTACCAAAAGCCTTAACAAATGTTGATACCCTATCCCCAAGACCTGATGCGTTATTTAGCTCTGTATTAAACCTATTTAATGCTTGCGATGCTTTATCAGACTTACTGGCAAATAAATCAAAGTTCTCAATAATGGCAATAACGACTGTAGAGGCTAGTCCAGCGACAACTCCGAATAATCCAAAGCCTGCTAACAATTGTGGCAATTGCTGACCCAATGCCCTGAGTGCTGATGTGCCACCCTGTACCTGTACTACAAAGTCAGAAAGCTGATATGATGCGTTACGAACTCCACCACCAAACCCTTTGTATGATGAGTTTGCTGCTTGAGTTGCTTTCTCAATCTTCTCAGTGCCAGTAGCAGTTTTGGCTGCTTGAGTTTCCAATGCTTTAAGTTCTGAGGTAGCTTTAGCAGCATCGGTCTTAATTAAAACTTCTAAAACTGCTGACATATAGCCCCCTATTTACATTGGATTATTTTATCTTGCTGTCCGTTATTTGACTATCTCTATTTTTACTCATTTCTGATAGCCAGATCATGTCCATGTTGCGTAATGCCCTGACTTCCCATGCTAAAGGAAACCTGCCAGTTAAACTAGCCCAAGCCTGTATATCCAAATAAGTAATGGGGTTTTGACCAAATCCATTGCTAGTTCGCTGAGAGTTTAGCTCAATGAACCATTCCCAAATATACAATGCCATTTCATCCAGATCAGGGAATATTAAATCTGGATGGGTTTTTCCTGTTTTTTGACTAAACTTGCTAAGTAAATCGTATTTCGTATTGCCCTGCTTATCTGCTATGTGCATTTTAATGTAATGCTTAGTAAACGCTCCTAGCTGGGTAATCAGGGCTTGATAAAATTTGCTCGATCAGCTATGGCAGAGTCAATCTGTTCCTTGATCCAAGCAAATCGTTCATACACTGTTTTAACATTATCTGGTGTACATTCCATTTTCTTTCCGTCAAGCTCTACCCCATCCCATGCTACTGTACAGGCAACCAGTATTGCATCACCATATTCTTTGGATGCCTCTAAACGCTGTTCTGCCGATTTGTTGGCTTTCATATCTTCTAAAGCAGCCCGCCTAAAATCTTCTGATAGCTTAATAAACTTATCTGAATCCTTACCAATAATTTTAATCTTGATTGGCAGATCTTTGTTTGATACTGGGTGTTTTAAGGTGTACCAAATGCCTTCGTTTGACAACTTGGTAAGGTCAAGTTTATTTAAGTCCATGTTTTCCTCTGGAAATGACTAAATGGGGAACACTGTCCCCCATTAATCAGGTTAATAAAACTTTTATGCTACTGAGCTATCTACAATAACAATGGTGGTTTGCTCTTGAGTTGTCGATCCATCAAGCAATACACCAGCACTAAAGTTGCTTGACAGGCTAATTGCTGTGCCGTCAGATGCTTTCTCAGCAGAGTTAATCTTAATGTTTGGCAATTTAATGATTACAAAGTCACTATTGGCAGAACTATCTGCAAACAAGTAAATGAATAATGGGGCTTCTGCCTCATCATCAAAATCATTCAAGATTGTTGCATCTTCATACAAGGCAGACATTGAGCCACTAACTACCACTGCGCTTGTAAATACATCAGGCGAAATGTTCGATCCCACAACCGCTTTAATTTCTGCGCCTGCATCAAGGTCAATCGTGACATTGGTTAGTACTACTGAATCTACGCCATTGTATGAAAGCAAGCCAGTTGTACCAGCAAGAATATCTCCATTCGGGGCTGCTGTAGGAGAGCTAAAGTATTGCACTGTGTCGTATGTTGCGTTACGACCCAAGAAGCCAAAGTTAATTGTTGCGTTTCCGTTTGCTGGAATGGCAATCGCTACCGAGCTTACTTTGCAATCCAGATCGCTTTCAGACTGGGCAATATCTTCATTCCATTCTTCAATGGTGAAGTAATCGTTTGTATGGTCTGTTAATGGAACTGATAACTTTTTACCAGCAGCAGCTACAGTTACAGTTGCTCCAGCAACTTCTGTTACCAATATTCCAAGCCAAGCATCATTAGCAAATGTCATTGCCAATGCACTTACTGTAACAATACGGAAGTTTACATTGTTGTTTGCTGTTGCAACAAAACCAGTTGCACGAACAATATCGCCAACTTTAAAGCCATCGGTAATAAATGACCCACTGCTACGACTAATGGTGCGAGTAGTAGCGTTTAATCCAATAGTCGTTAGTGAGCCTGTGGTTGCTCCAGTAGCAAATGTGCTACGCAATGCGCCTTCCAGTAAGGCTGTATGTCCGCCAACTTGAAACTCTTGATCTAGTGTTTTGGTGACAGATCGAGTTCCGTGTGTTGCGTTTTGACGCTGTTGGTCTGTACGAATAGTGTTTGACTCAAAAGCATCTTTGGTCAAACCGCCAGACAATCCACCGTCACGATAGTTGTAAGTTTTGCCTGAATTGGCTAGTGCCTTTGTCCCAAGGGCAGACTGTTTGCCAATAAAGACTTTGCGCTTGATTTGTGATGCAATCGTCATGTCCTACTCCTAAATAAATATATCTGCTGAATAATTAATACTCACCGCAACGAACCATCTATCTCCATCTACTGTTCCGCTAGATATAGATGGTGTTGAATCAATCATTACAGTAACGCTATCTTTTGTAATTGTAGTTCCTCTTGCAAATCTTGTGCGGATATTTTCAGCCATTGTTGCACAAGCGGTTGCGCCCTGATTAAGAGGATAATACAAAGAAACTTGGAAAACACCAAGTTCTCTATGCAATTCTGCCCCTATACTGGGGTTTTCGGTATCTGCTGGTAGTAAATTTACCTTCTGAAAGGCTACACCAGAAACGGGTAGAAACTGAGCATTTTCGTAGGATGTAGGTAATACGCCAGACATTCCAGCTAAGTGACTTTCCAATGCTGCACGAATCTTAACAATGCTCATTATCTATACCTGTTTTGTTTAGAGCCAGTACCTTTATTTACGGTCATGCCAGCACCTTTGTATATCGAATCCCATTCTCTTATGGAAACCCTTACCATTCCTTGTGGAGCTTTAATCTTAGATTTCCCATATTCAATATCGTAAGCGTATTGAACATTATTTGTAATCCAAATCTGCTTAATGCCTAGTTTAAAGTTTTCTATATGTTTAGAGCCAGTACTTAACGCCTTGCTACGGTTTGGATCTACCCCATCCCTTTCGGTTTTATCTGGTGTGTTTAAGTCTAAATTCCAGTTATAAACCAAATGCCCTGTATCAACTGGTGTTTTATTTACAATCTTAGTAAACAAATTTAAAGCAGCCAGTTTTACAACATCTTCAGCATTGCCTTTAGATTCTTCAATCATGCCTCGTAAATCAGCCATGAATTGAGTACGCTTAGTCATTTGTTTATAACGCAGGTAAATAACGCCTTGAACTCACCGCTAGATACAAAAGATACCATTGATACATTCCAGTCCACGCCATCAATGGTTATTTTATCGTTTGGGCTAGGCTCTATACCTAATTCTTCTGCGCTAATCATAGCCAATACTTGATCTACTCTATATTGCCCTGTAGCTAATTGGCTGTCATCAGGATTTTGGAGCATAGCATGAATGGTGTAACTGGCAGTTGTAGTGCCAACTGTACCCGTAGCTGGATCATACGCAGCTTGCGTAGTTCTTTTATAAGTAACAAATTTGCCATAAGCCTTTAATAGCTTAGTGGCTAAAGGTCTAAACTTGGCATCTAATGTCATGCTCTTACCAATGGTGTAGATGGACTAAAGGTTGTAGGCTTCATTAGAGGATAAAGAAGATTATCTAACGAGCGATATTCAACAAAAGGAACGCCCCTTGTATTGTCATACTCCACCTCAAGAGTACCAATTTTTTCACGCTTAGTCAGCCTGTCAAGGTCTGGTGCTAATGCGCCAGAATTAGCCCTTAATGCAAATTCAGCACAGGCATCCTTTACTTCTTTTGGTACTGAATTTTCATCGTAATAGCTATACATTGCTCCGTTATCGTATTTTGGAACTAAATAACGAGGAAAGTCTAATGATTGCGTATCGTTTATTCGAATACCTGCCCAAGACTGACGATAGACCTGAACCATGTAATTGGTGGCTTTTCGCAATAGTTGTTCCTTGACTGTCGTATTCAATGTAGCCCAAGTTGCGTTGCCAATATTGGAATGGTATGTATCTGCTTCAGCTACAGAAATATAGCTTTCTGCATCAGCCATTCCAGTTCCGTTTTCAACAATTAATGCCATAATTTCCTCGCTTAGACCCCTTCAGGTCTTTCTTCCCAACGGGCTTTAAATATTCCAGTAGCAGTAACGGAGTTAATGTTTTGTAGCTTAATGTAAAAAGTACCCGCAGGAAAGCCCAAAACTGAATCTGTGCTTACCTCTACTGCGCTACCTTTTGCTGGGTTGCTAACCGCATAAAGCTGAATAACATCCTGCACCACGCCACCGCTTTGTGTTCCACCAGTACTCATTACCACTTGGCTTTCATATGATGTGTTTGTGCCATTAACCCGTAAAATAGGGAGTGATGTGCTAAATGTCCCGCCTTCAGTTCCACCAGCAATTAACTCTACTCGCAAGTCTGCTGTAAATAAATCAACCAAAAATTGCTGAACGAATGTATCAGTGTTAGCAACCGCTTTTATATAAATTGTTTGGGCTGTTGGTATGCTGAACTCATAAAATGTTCTAAACTCACGACCAGTAAAAAACCCAGTTTG